TACATCATCAGATGAAATTCCAAATATAGCTAAAGCCGAAAAAACAGATGCGGCTTCTGTTAAAAAAGCAGTAGATGCTGCTAAAGCTAGTGGTAAAGATGTAAATATAGCTGAAATGGCTAATGTAGTTAGTATGATTAAAATTCAAGATCCTGCTAAATTTGCTCTAGCTAAAGAAGTATATTCTTCAGGTAGAACAGGAGCACTTCTTAATGCGTTAGAAACAGCAGGTGAAGAAGGTACGACTCAAAAAGAGTTAGGAATAGCATTAGGTCTTAAAAATGATTCTGAACTTAACTCTGTAATTAATAATCTTAGAACAGCAGGTGTCTTAACTTCTAAAAGAGATAAAACAGTTAAACCTGAAAAAACATCATCAGAACCAGAATTACCAACACTTACTCCTGATGAAGAACCAGAAGAAGAACCAACTGATACTTACTATAAAGATGATGAAGAAAAATCACCTGAAGAGGAACCAACAGCAGTGAGCGATAAAGAAGTGGAAAAAACAGTTGGTAAAACTTATGCTGATTTATCACCAGAAGAAGAAACATTATTTAATACATATAAAATTGCTATTGTTAATAAAGCAAAAATATTAAAAGATAAGAAAGCATCAGCTGCTGATAAATCAAAAGCAAAAGCAGCCATGGATAGTTATAAAACAAAAGATAACATTAAGAAAATATTCATTAAAAAAGGTCTTAAGTTAATTGACTATATAAATGATGAATTAAATAAATAATATGTCGCAAGACTTAAAACAAATTATTAGGGAGGAATACACTAAATGTGCAAAGGACCCGGCGCATTTTATGCGCAAATACTGCAATATACAACATCCACAACGTGGACGAATTATATTCAATCTATATCCATTTCAAGCTAAAGTATTAAGTTTATGGAAAGATAATCCATATTCACTTATTTTAAAGTCAAGACAATTAGGCATATCAACATTAGCCGCAGGATATTCTTTATGGTTAATGACATTTCATAAAGATAAAAATATTCTTTGTATAGCTACTAAGCAAGAAACAGCCAAAAACATGGTTACTAAAACCAAGTTTATGTATGATAATTTACCATCTTGGTTAAAAGTACCATCTGATGAAAATAATAAATTAACATTACGATTAAATAATGGTTCCCAAATTAAAGCTACATCCGCAGCAAGTGATGCTGGTCGATCAGAAGCAGTTTCACTTCTAATTATAGATGAAGCAGCATTTATTGAAGGTATTGAACCAATTTGGGCTTCATCTCAACAAACCTTAGCAACAGGAGGTGGCGCCATTGTATTATCTACTCCATTTGGTACAGGTAATTGGTTTCATAAAACATGGGTTAAGGCAGAAGCGCGAGATAATAATTTCTTACCTATTAAATTACCTTGGTATATTCATCCTGAACGTGATCAAGCTTGGAGAGATAGACAAGATGTAGAATTAGGTGACCCTAGATTAGCAGCACAAGAATGTGATTGTGATTTTACTACATCAGGAGACATAGTTTATTATCCTGAGCATCTTGAATATATAATGACTACTCATATGGTTGAACCTATGGAAAGACGAGGAGTAGATAAGAATTTATGGATTTGGGAGTCACCAGACTATACAAGAAATTATATAGTAGTAGCTGATGTAGCTAGAGGAGATGGAAAGGATTTTTCTGCATTTCATATATTTGATTTAGAAACAAATGCACAAGTAGCAGAATTTAAAAGTCAACTTTCTCCTAAAGAATTTGGTTATATGTTAGTAGGTATTGCTACTGAGTACAACGAGGCTTTATTAGTAGTTGAAAATGCTAATATAGGTTGGTCAACAATAGAATCCATTATGGAAAGAAATTATAGAAATCTCTATTATTCACCAAAGAGTGATGCCCCAACTTCTGATTCGTATATTAGTAAGTATGAAGATACATCTAAAATGACTCCTGGTTTTACTACATCATTAAAAACACGTCCTTTAGTAATTAATAAGGGTAGAGAGTATTTTGGTGATCATAGTGTTATAATTAGATCAAAAAGATTACTTGAAGAAATGAAAGTGTTTATTTGGAAAAACGGTAGAGCAGAAGCACAAAGTGGATATAACGATGACTTAGTTATGGCTTATAGTATAGCTATGTATGTTAGAGATACCGCTTTAAAAAATAAAACACAAGGAATAGAATTAACAAAAGCAGCAATAAACAATATATCACGACCTTCTCAATATCAAGGAGCCTATTTCTCAGCAGGAGTAGATAATCCATATCATATGCCTACAAATAATGGCAGTGAAGATATTAGTTGGTTATTATAAAAATAAAAAATGGCAGATACTAATGTATTTTTAAGATTAAGGAGATTATTTTCAACAGACGTTATTATTCGTAACGAAGGTGGAAATCAAATTAAAGTAATGGATGTTGACTCCATTCAAAAAAGTGGTAAATATGAAACTAATTCTTTAATTGATAGATATAGTAGAGTATATTCATCTAACGCTACATCACTCTATGGTCAACAATTAAACATCAACTATCAATATTTAAGAGTTCAATTATACTCAGATTACGATGTTATGGATACAGATGCTATTATAGCATCTGCCTTAGATATTATCTCAGACGAATGTTCATTAAAAAACGAAATGGGAGAAGTACTTCAAATTCGTAGTTCGGATGAAGATATACAAAAAATTCTATATAACTTATTTTATGATATATTAAATATCGAATTTAATTTATGGTCTTGGACTCGTCAAATGTGTAAATATGGTGATTTCTTTTTAAAATTAGAAATAGCTGAAAAATTTGGTGTATATAATGTTATACCTTATACTGCTTATCATATTGAAAGACAAGAAGGATTTAATATAGAAACACCATCAGCAGTAAGATTTAAATTCAGCCCAGATGGATACGCATCAGGTACTGCCGGATCAGGACAATTTTCTGTACCTAGTTTTGGGCAAAAGAATAATGAAAGTGGTATTTTCTTTGATAACTACGAAATGGCTCACTTTCGTTTATTAACGGATGTTAACTATCTACCTTATGGTAGATCATACATTGAACCAGCTCGTAAATTGTTTAAACAATATACATTAATGGAAGACGCTATGTTAATTCATAGAATCTCTCGTGCCCCAGAAAAACGAGTATTTTATATTAATGTAGGAGCAATTCCTCCTAATGAGGTAGAAAATTTCATGCAGAAGACAGTTCGTACCATGAAAAAAACACCATATATGGATCCACAAACTGGTGAATATAACTTAAAATATAACATGCAAAACATGTTAGAAGATTTTTATATTCCTGTTAGAGGAAACGACCAAACAACTAAGATAGAAACGACTAAAGGTTTAGAGTATAATGGTATAGAAGACGTAGTCTATTTAAGAGACAAGTTATTTGCCGCCCTTAAAGTGCCTAAAGCGTTTATGGGCTATGAAAAAGATTTAAGTGGTAAAGCAACATTAGCTGCCGAAGATATTCGTTTCGCTCGTACAATTGATAGATTACAACGTATTCTATTATCAGAATTATATAAAATTGCTTTAGTACATTTATATGTTCAAGGATATAAGGGTGAAGCATTAACTAATTTTGAATTATCATTAACAACACCTTCAATCATTTATGATCAAGAACGTATTGCTTTAATGAAGGAAAAAGTTGAGCTAGCTAAAAGCATTATGGAAGCACAATTACTTCCTACAGATTGGATTTATCATCATGTGTTCCACTTTAGTGAAGATCAGTTTGATGAATATAGAGATCTTATTTTACAAGATGCTAAACGTAAATTTAGATTAGGTCAAATAACTGAAGAAGGAAATGATCCATTAGAAACAGGTAAATCATATGGTACACCTCACGACTTAGCATCATTATATGGTAAAGGTAGAGTGACAACAGATCCAGGAAATGTACCTACAGGATATGGAGAAGATGCTACATTAGGTAGACCAAAAGAAAAAGTAAGCAACATAAATACCCAACAAAATGTTTTTGGTAAAGATAGATTAGGTAAAACAGCTATGAAATACGATGATGAGATGGGTGGTATGTCTAAACAACTAACTGAAAATGCTCAAACTACTTATTTAAAAAATAAACAATTTTTAAATAGTATGGAAAAACAATTAGTATTTCAAACAGATAAAGCAAAAGAGTCACTACTTGATGAAAATCAATTGCGAGATTAAAAATTATTATATATTTATAACAAAAATACAACTTTAAATGCTTATAAAACATTCGAAATTTAAGAATACAGGCATTCTCTTCGAACTACTAGTTAGACAAATAACAGCTGATACATTATCAGGTAAAAATACTGAGGCAACTAATATTCTTAAAAAATATTTTAGTAAAACAGAATTAGGTCGAGAATATAAGTTATATGATAGTTTGCTTAAACGTACTAATTTAACAGAAGGAAAAGCAGAAGTTGTAATAAATACAGTTTTAGAAAGTTCTAGACATTTAAATAAATCTTCACTTAAGCGACAAAAGTATAACTTAATTAATGAAATTAAAAAACATTATAATTTAGAAGATTTCTTTAAAACAAAACTATCTAACTATAAGGCACAAGCATCTATTTATACATTAATTGAAGGATATAATAGTGATAAAAATGTTTCTCATGAACAATCTATTTCTAATAAATTGTTTTTATTAGAGCATTTAACTTCATCTAAGATTAAACCTCAAGAATCTACAGATGAACTTATGAATGAGTTTTCCCACTACGATAAAGATACACGTATATTAACGTATAAAATATTATTAGACAAATTTAATAATAAGTACTCAGATTTTAGTAATACTAAGAAATTGATTCTTAAAGAGTTTATAAATAGTGTTGATAACACTACTAAACTTAAAGAGTTTTATAATATTAAAATTAATGAGTTCAAAGTAGATTTTATTAAATTGAATAAGAAAACTAAAAATGAGGTTACTAAAATTAAAATTAATGAAATAACTAATTTATTAGTTGAATTAAATAAAAACGATAAAGTAAACAATGACAATATCGTTAATTTATTACAATATTGTGACTTACTAGAAGAACTTAAATCAGTAAATGACAGACAATAAATCTACATCAGGTGGATATACCACAAAACAAACAGATGTAGATCCTGAAACTGGAGCTATATCTTGGGATGTTACTTATAAGCCTGATTTTGCCTTAATGTATAAAGCATTTAAAGAACTTAATAATGAATATAAAAAGTTTCTTACATATAAAGAAACTACTGAGGATCCAAACTTTAAGAAAATATACAATGCCTTTAATACAGTATGGAATGCATTTAGAACTCATGTTCGTACAGCTTATCCTGCTGAATATATAAAATTTAAGACAGTAGACGAACAAAAACTTAAAGAAGCAGTATTTAATAAGTTAAAAGAAATAAGTGCTACAGGTGGTGGAGCTGGAGCAGCTACTTTTACTCCAGGTGAAGGAGCAAACTATGCTACTCCAAACGCTTTTAATCCAAATAAAAAAGCTAAAGGAGCACAAAATATTTATTACTATAAGTTAGGTTGGAAACCAGTTGACGCTAAAAAACTTCACAAACAAGCAAAAGGTATTGAACATAAAGATTTGTGGAAAAAGAAATTAGAAGAAGAAGTAACTAATACTTATGTTAACAATCTTAACTTAACTGATCCTGCTTTAACACAGTTTATTACTAATAGAGTAGGTGATTTTGATAAAATAGAAGATAAGTTAAATACTTTACTTCCACTATTAAAACAAGCTAAAACTAAAACAATGGATTACTATAAAAGTTCTCCAGACTTTAAAGTACAATATGGTACAGATTTAGCAGTTGACTACTTAGACGATATTATTAAATTATTTAGAGATAAAAAATAACATGACACTTCAACAACATTTTAACCTTATTACAGAAGGTAAAGGAAATAAGGCTCAGTTTTTAAAACAAGCCCGCTTATTATTCCCTGAATATTTTAATCAATATACAGACTTTAATACCGCTACAAACGTATTAAAATCTAAACAAATCATTAGTGAAGCAGCCGGTGGTGTTGTAGCTAAAGGATATAGTGTATATGATTGGAAGAAAATTTTAGGTGAAGAAATTAAAGCAACTGAAAAAGAAACTTCTAAAGAAGTAGCAGATGCAAATAAAAATGCCTTCCAACCATCAGACATGAAAAATGCTGATAACGTTAATTTTAACGAAATCATGAAAGGTTTCTTTGCTGAAATGTATGATGAGAAAAATAAGAAAAAAACAGGTGATGAGATCAAAGCTATGGTTGTTAAAAACTTAGCTAAAGATGCTTTATACTATACTAAAAATGGTAATTTTTCAACTATGGGAGTTGGTTATACAACTGAAGCTCCTGGTTTAGGCGAACCTAAAGCCCCAAAAGGAAAGCACAAAGCATCAGGATATGGTGATATTGAAAAAGAAGTAAAAGTAAAAGCAAACGTTCAAGACTCATTAGGTGACAAAGAAGCAAAAGATTCTATGCCTAAAAAAGTTAAAGAAATGTCTGTAACTCCTCAAAACTCTGCTGGTGTTAAAAAAATGAAGATGCCCGGTGCTGAGAAGAAAATGAAATTGCAAGAAGGTGAATCTAAACTTCGCTCTGTAATTCGTAATCTTATCAAAGAAGAATTAAATGAAGGATCTATTGAGATTAATGGAAAAACAGTTAAAACATATACTCAAAATGGAGATAAATCATACAATGTTACTTATGATGATGGTACTAAAGATGTAATAATGGTAAGCAATGATGCTTGGGATAAAATTAATACATTATATAAAAATACAAACCCGGATTTAAATGAAAATGAATCTTCAGTTAAAAAAGGAGATAATATTTATCATAAAAATAGTGATGCTACGCTTGAGGTAGTAGATGTTTCTCCTACAACTATTAAAATGAAAGTAACAAAAATATCTGATAAAACTCCATCATATATTAAAGTAGGACAAATATCTAAAACCAACCCTTCTGCTATAGGTAAAACTTATACCAAAAAATAATATGAAATCCTTATTAATAGAAACAAAACCGTTTAACGTATCACCAATGGCTCTTACCGAAGGTAAGAGTATGAATGGTAATCCATTAGTTGAAGGTGTATTAGCTACTCCCGAAGTAAAAAACGGTAATGGTAGATATTATTCAAAAGAATTATGGGAACGTGAGATAAATAAATACATGGAGTTAGTTAAGGAAAGAAGAGCATGCGGTGAATTAGATCATCCAGATTCTCAAGTAATTAAC